CATTGCTTGGTTTATCCAACCAATGGCGAGGGGTTTGGGTTGATTCCGTTTCAGGGAATCGCTACAGGACTTCCTACCATAGTCACTAACGCAACTGCTTGCGCTGACTTCGCAAATCTATCTGTCCCTCTTGACTCCAAGCCCACTCCCGGAGTCGGCATTCATCTTGGAGATTGGGTTGAGCCAGATCCAGATGATCTTCGGGATAAGATGAAGTATGTGTATGACAATTACAATGAAGTCAAAGAGAAAACTTTGGAGTCAGCTAGGCTCATACACAATACCCAGACGTGGCATCACGTCGCTGCTCAGGTTATTGACATCTTAGGAGAAAAAATCACGCAAATGGCGTGATTTCTCGGTAATAACCGACGCTTTGAATGGTATGATCTATATGGGCCCGAAGGACTTCCTTCGGGCCGAAGAACTACAGAGGCTGGCGCTTTTACAATGAACCGCAGCCTCTAACTTTAGGAGGAATTATGAGTGGTAAGGAATTTTTGAGCTTCAAGTTGTCCGACGATTTTATCTCCGGATATGAGAAGAGAGAAGTTCCTTGGGGGTTTCCTATTGGAGCAGGAAACTTCCTTGGAGAGCTGACTTATTTAACTAAGTACTCTCGCAGAAAGAGCGATGGCTCAAAGGAGAAGTGGTTTGAGACTTGTCGCCGTGTGATTGAGGGTACATTCACAATCCAGAAGGATTGGTGCAAGGAAAGCCGGCTCCCTTGGAATGAGAGGAAGGCGCAGAAGACTGCTCAAGATGCTTACGAGCGCCTTTTCGTTGGCAAGTGGACTCCTCCGGGCCGTGGTCTTTGGATGATGGGAACTGAATTTGTTCATGCGCAGAAGAACTCTGCTGCTTTACAAAACTGCTCTTTCTTGTCTACTGAAAGCATCTCTTCGCGTAGTGTTCATGACGCCGTTTGGCCGTTTGTTCGTCTTATGGAGATGTCTATGCTTGGTGTTGGCGTTGGCTTCGACACAAAGGGCGCCGGGAAGCTTGAGATTCATAAGCCTTTGGACGAAGTGAAGGTATTTGCTATTCCAGATTCTCGTGAAGGATGGTATGAATCAGTATCCGTTCTCCTTGAAAGCTATTTCTTCGCTAATAGAAATACAGTTGAATTTGACTACAGCGAGATTCGTCCTTCGGGAGAACCTATTAAGGGGTTCGGCGGAGTTGCTGCTGGTCCGGGTCCTCTGATTGATCTTCATAAGACTTTGAAGCAGCAGTTTGAGGGCAGAGCGGGTCAGAAGATTACTTCAACTGATATCGTTGATATCCAAAATAAAATTGGCAAATGCGTTGTTGCCGGCAATGTTCGCCGTTCAGCGGAGATCGCACTCGGTGAAATCGATGATCCAGAGTTTCTTAATCTCAAAAACTGGGAAGTAAATCCTGAACGCATGGGGGCTAATGGATGGGGTCATACTTCTAATAACTCTATCGTCGCAAATGTTGGCGATAACTTCGATGACATCGCAGATCGTATTGCGAACAATGGAGAGCCGGGCATTGTTTGGCTTGATCTTTGCAGAGAATACGGACGCCTCGTTGATCCAGCAAACAATAAAGATTGGCGTGCTGCTGGAACCAATCCATGCTCAGAGCAAACTCTTGAATCTGGAGAATGCTGCACTCTTGTTGAGAACTTTATTTCTCGCCATGACTCTCTTGAAGACTTTGGCAAGACGCTTAAGGTATCATATCTTTACGCTAAGTCTGTAACGCTGCTTCCGACTCATTGGCCTGAGACGAATGCCATTATGCAACGCAATCGCAGAATTGGATGCTCGGTATCTGGGCTGGCGCACTTCGCTGAAGTTAATGGGTGGACAGAACTTCGTACTTGGCTTAACTCTGGGTATGAGTATATCCAGCATCTTGATAACTCTTATTCGGAGTGGCTCGGATGCCGTCAGTCTATCAAGACAACCTCAGTGAAGCCTTCGGGAACAGTGTCTCTGCTCTTCGGAGTGACTCCCGGTGTTCATTGGCCTACTGCTGATGTTTATATTCGTCGTATGAGACTTGCGTCTAATGATCCTCTCGTAGAGGCGCTCGCTGAAGCTGGTTATCATACTGAGCCTGATGTCATGGACCCCACGCATAGCATGGTCGTTGAGCTTCCCACAAAGGGCCCTGATGTAAGAACTGAGCGGGAAGTTAGTATGTGGGAAAAGACTGCTCTCGCAATTCTTGCTCAACGCTATTGGGCAGATAATCAGGTGTCTGTGACGGTGACGTTTAAGGAAGATGAGAAGGACCAGATTGGTCCGTTGCTCAGATCGATTGATGGTCAGTTGAAGTCTGTGTCTATGCTTCCTATCCTTGAGGTCGGAGGAGCCTATGCTCAGATGCCGTATGAGCGCATCGATCTTGATACTTGGAGTAATTCCGTGTCTAATATCAAGAAGGTGAAGTGGAAGTCGCTTTATTCTGGTAAAGCTCTTGACGCTGAAGGCGAAAAGTTCTGCAGCAACGACACTTGTGAAATTTAATTTTACGCTTTTTGATGAAAACCGCTCCTTTTGGGAGCGGTTTTTGTCATTTTTGAACTATTTTGGATCTACTTATTGCTTATTAAGTCCATCTCTGTGATAATATTATCAAATGAGTAAAAAGCTTAAGAAAATAGATTTCGTCGTAGAAGATCTTAGGGGCGTTTGCCTCTGGGAAATGCCTGACGGCAGTCTTATTGGCGACGGAGACGGAAGATTCTTGTCACTTGAAGGTGATCTCAACTCCCCTCTAATTGAATCGAAGATGAGAGATGCTGCTGTCGGATATGTCGGAATGCTTGCCTTGGATGGCGAGCCTATGTGGATTCCCGGTAGCAGAAAGATTACTGACAACGAAGCTGATGACCATACGGAGAGATTTATCGACGGCTATATTCCCGATCCAGTTGATTCGGTGAAGCAATTGGCCCGAAAAGGGATGATATGAGAAGGATTACTGCAGCGTTAGCTGAAGAGAATGCCAGCACTATTGAGATCGATGACATTACTAGTTCGTACACCGCCGATTTTACTAGAAAAGTTGTTGATGATAAAGACATCTTCAAGAAGAAGATCGATGTCTCAGGTCAATCAAAGCGTGTGAAGAATAAGTTTTACAAAATCCAGAAAAGATATCAAACAGGTGCCAGTGGTGCTGAGTCTGATTTCGTAGATCCAGAGGTTGTTAACGGATATGGAATGTTCGATCTTGTTGAACCTCCATATAACCTTGAAGTGTTGGCTTCTCTATTTGAAGAGAACGCTATCCATAACGCAACTATTTTAGCCAGAACAATGAACACTGTTGCTTTGGGGTATATCTGGGAGAATACGTCCAAGAGCAATAAGAGAATCGAAAGAGCCACTACCAAAGAAGGTGAGTCACTGTCTAGACTTCGTGATGAACTTCAGAAGGAAGAAGAGCGGCTTGAGTCTATTTTTGATGACTTAAATATTGACGAAGATTTTATTGAAACTCTAATAAAGGTTTGGGTTGACTATTTAACTATTGGCAACGGTTATCTTGAAATTGGTAGAAATAGAAATGGAACTATTGGTTACATTGGTCATATTCCGGGTGCATATGTAAGAGTGCGTAGAGCTAGAGATGGCTTCGTCCAGAAGGCTGGATTGAAGTTTACGTTCTTTAGAAACTTTCAAGATTTGGATACGCCGGATCAGATAAATGATGACAAAAATCCTAATGAAATAATTCACTTTAAGCAATACACTCCGACAAACACTTACTATGGTGTTCCATCTGCCGTATCAGCGATCAGCTCTATTGTCGGAGACAAGTTTGCTAAAGAATACAATATTGATTATTTCGAAAATAAGAGCATCCCTCGTTATGCAATTATCCTCAAGGGAGCTAATCTTTCGCAAAAGTCAAAGCAGGAAGTTGTCAACTACTTTAAGAATGAAATTAAAGGTAATAATCACGGCACTCTATTCGTCCCGCTCCCAGCAACTCTTGGGCGGGATGTTGATATTAAGTTCGAAAAGCTTGAGAACACTGTTCAGGAAGCTTCTTTCGATAAGTATCGTAAGTCGAATAGAGATGAAATCACAGTTGCCAATAGAGTCCCAGCCCCGAAGATTGGTATCTACGATAACGCAAACTTGGCTGTATCTAGAGATGCTGATAAGACTTTTAAGAATCAAGTTGTTGGACCTGATCAAAAAGTTATTGAGAAGAAGCTTAATAGGATTGTAAAAGAATTTAGTGATAAGAAGCAAATCAAGTTCGCAGAGATCGATGTTATTGATGAAGATCTGCGCTCAAGAATTTGGGATCGCTATCTTCGTACAGAGGTTATCACGCCTAATGAGGTCAGAGGAAAGATCGGCATGACTGCCCTTGAATCTGGCGATACCGTCCTTCCGTATCCAAGTAGGCTTACGAAGGAAAAGCAAGATTTCGAGATGGGCGTAGCAGAGCAGACTGGAGATCCAATGCCAGATAATGGCGGAGCTCCGGTTGGCAATACTAATGCTCAATCTGCAAGTCCGCCCAAGTCGGGCCAAGATAGTGCTGCTGGTGAATCATCACCGGCAGATCAAACAACAGGAAGAGCAGAGCGGGGAGCCAATCAGGACTCCAATCCGCCTGTATAAAGGAGAAGAAAATGCAATATGTAGCTTTTACAGCCGACAAGTTAGTTAGATCGTTTCCAGCTAAAGTCAGAGGATTTTCAATTGGGGCATCAGCAGCTTCTGTGGTAAATATTTATGACGGAACGAGTTCATCAGGAACGCTTGTCTTTAATATTGAGATCCCTCAGAATGAGACTGCGATGTTTGCTAATGAAGGAATTCTTTTTAGTGCCGGAATATATATTGATGTGGTATCGGGCTCCGTCAAGGGATCTGTGTTCGTGGAGTAATCATGCAATATGTCACTATGAATTCAAGTAAATTAATTAGAAATAGCAGAGCTCTTTGGAAGGGGCATCATCTGTATGCTAGCTCTGGTGATTGTGTCGTTGAAATGTATGACGGCATCGATGACACCGGAGTTAAAGTTTGCACGATTAAGATTAAAAATAATGAGCATGACGATCATGTATTTGTAGGAATTCCTTTTAACAATGGAGTTTATGCAAAAGTTGTTAGCGGTTCCGTCAGCGGAAGCATTTTTGTAGAATAGGAGAGAGATGGCGACACCAGCGAATTATCCATTATCAATTAGAATTGGCGACACCGAAACGGTTTCTGTTACACTTCAAGATGCTGATGGTGTTGCTATTAATATTACTGGCAGAACTTACTCTGCACAGGTTAGAGAAAAAGCAAGCTCCACTTCTGCTCTCGCTACCTTTACCTGTTCAATCGTTAACGCTGCTCAAGGCAAGTTTGCCTGCACTTTGTCGTCTGCCACAACGACTAATTTAAGTCCCGCAAATGCTGTGTGGGATTTGCAAGAAAATAATGGAGGTACGATTACGACTTTGATGGCAGGTGAAGCCGTAATCTCAAGAGATGTGACTAGATGAGCGATAACATCACACTTAGGGTAACTGAATCTATTATTCTGCGCCCAAGTGGTGATGGTGTTGTTCTCCAGAAAGTTGAACCTGATACAGTTCTTTTGCAACAAAATATTGATGTTGCAATTTTGCGGGTAGATACTGATGATGTCATTATCAGACCCTCTCAAGAAGTTGTCTTAAAAAAAGATTCGGTTGACATTATTGCTTCCGCTGCTTCAGGTCCTATTGGGCCTCAAGGCGTTCAGGGGCCTCAAGGTCCTAGTGGTTTTGTCGGAAGTAATGGAGCTCAAGGTCCTCAAGGACCTCAAGGCGATCCCGGTGGCCCACAGGGTACACAAGGTCCTCAAGGTCCGCAAGGTGCTCAGGGAGCACAGGGCTCGCAAGGTCCGCAAGGCACGCAGGGCCCGCAAGGCGCACAGGGCTCTCAAGGTCTTCAGGGAGCGCAAGGAAGTCAAGGACCTCAAGGTTCAACAGGATCTCAGGGATCTCAGGGGCCACAAGGATCTCAAGGAGCAACTGGTTCTATCGGACTAACTGGCTCTCAAGGCTCGCAAGGACCTCAAGGACCTCAAGGTTCACAAGGGGCAGTTGGAAGTCAGGGATCTCAAGGTCCTCAGGGTTCTGCTGGTGCAACAGGAGCGCAAGGCGCACAGGGACCTCAAGGTTCAACTGGAGCGACTGGTGTTCAAGGCAGTCAAGGTCCTCAGGGCTCTATTGGCGCTACTGGAGCGCAAGGAGATCAAGGACCTCAGGGTGCTCAGGGGCCAAAGGGTTCTCAAGGCGCTACTGGAGCCGCTGGTCCTCAAGGTCCACAAGGCCCTCAGGGAGATCAAGGCCCGCAAGGTGCTCAGTCTACTGTTCAAGGCCCGCAAGGAACTCAAGGTCCTCAAGGACCTCAAGGTGCTCAAGGTTCGACTGGAGCGGCATCTACTGTCGCTGGCCCTCAAGGTTCCCAAGGACCTCAAGGTCCTCAGGGAACTCAAGGATCTCAAGGTTCTCAGGGCGCTGTTGGATCTCAAGGAGATCAAGGCCCTCAAGGGCCTCAGGGAGCGCAGGGGAGTCAAGGATCTCAGGGTTCTACTGGCGCTAACTCTACTGTTCCGGGGCCTCAAGGAACTCAAGGCCCACAAGGTCCTCAAGGCTCACAGGGTTCGCAGGGTCCTCAAGGATCGACGGGCGCTCAAGGATCTCAGGGTCCTCAGGGAAGCGTTGGTGTTCAGGGTTCTCAGGGTCCACAAGGTCCTCAAGGTTCTGTTGGATCTCAAGGTTCTCAGGGTTCTCAGGGTGCTAATGGTGCTCAAGGACCTATTGGAGATCAAGGTCCTCAAGGGCCTCAAGGCCCTATTGGTTCAACCGGACTTACGGGCGATCAGGGGCCTCAGGGTCCGACTGGCCCACAAGGTAGCCAAGGCTCTCAGGGAGCAAATGGTTCTCAAGGTCCTCAAGGCCCGCAAGGTTCTACTGGCTCACAAGGCAGTCAAGGCCCCCAAGGCCCTCAGGGTACAACTGGAGCTACTGGTTCGCAAGGCTCACAGGGCCCTCAAGGCGCAACTGGCTCTATTGGTGATCAAGGTTCTCAAGGCCCGCAGGGCCCGCAAGGCGCTACTGGCTCTACTGGCTCAACTGGCGATCAAGGCCCGCAAGGCCCACAGGGCCCACAGGGCGCTACTGGCTCGCAAGGCAGTCAAGGCCCGCAAGGCGCTACTGGCTCAACTGGCCTGACTGGCGATCAAGGCTCGCAAGGCCCACAGGGCCCGCAAGGTTCTACTGGTTCGCAAGGTTCCCAAGGCTCGCAAGGCGCTACTGGCTCTCAAGGTGCTACTGGCTCACAAGGCCCTCAAGGCCCACAAGGTCCGCAGGGAGATCAAGGGCCGCAAGGCGCTCAATCCACCGTTCAAGGCCCTCAAGGTCCACAGGGCCCACAAGGCTCACAAGGTTATCAAGGGCCACAAGGCCCTACTGGAACTCAGGGAGCTGGCGGGGCTTTGGGGTATTGGGGTTCTTTCTGGAGTACTCAAGATCAAGTTGCAACATTGCCAGATACTGCATATGCAATTACATATAACAATAGCGATCCCGATAGTAACGGAGTATCTATTGTTTCAAATAGCCGAATGACTTTCGCATATGAAGGCGTTTATTCAATTACCTTTTCAGTGCAATTCGTGAATACTCATGTTCAAATTCATGACGCAAATGTTTGGGTAAAGAAAAATGGATCGAATCTTGCTGATTCAGATAGCAAGTGGAGTGTTGTTGAAAGTCATGGCGGTGTGGATGGACACGCTATTGGAACTGTCAATTTTGTTTTAAAGCTTGCTGCTAACGATTATATTGAACTTTTCTGGCAAACAAATGATACTCAAGTCTCTCTTCAGTATGTTGCGGCCATTCCTCCTACCCCTTCTATTCCTTCTGTTATTCTTACTGCCACTCAGGTTATGTATACTCAAGTTGGCCCTCAGGGTTATCAAGGCCCGCAGGGTCCTCAGGGCGCTACTGGTCCTCAGGGAACGCAAGGACCTCAGGGTCCTCAGTCTACTGTACAAGGACCTCAAGGCTCACAAGGTTCTCAAGGCCCGCAGGGATCTACTGGCCCTCAAGGCTCTCAAGGCCCGCAAGGCTCGCAAGGTGCTACTGGCTCTACTGGCCTTACTGGCGATCAAGGCCCGCAAGGCCCGCAAGGCCCGCAGGGCGCTACTGGCTCTCAAGGCAGTCAAGGCCCGCAAGGCTCTACTGGCTCTACTGGCCTTACTGGCGATCAAGGCCCGCAAGGCCCGCAGGGCGCTACTGGCTCTCAAGGCAGTCAAGGCCCGCAAGGCTCTACTGGTTCAACTGGCCTTACTGGCGATCAAGGCCCGCAAGGCCCGCAGGGCGCTACTGGCTCGCAAGGCAGTCAAGGCCCTCAAGGCCCGCAAGGCGCTACTGGCTCAACTGGCCTGACTGGCGATCAAGGCCCGCAAGGCCCGCAAGGTGCTACTGGCTCGCAAGGCAGTCAAGGCCCTCAAGGCCCGCAAGGCGCTACTGGCGATCAAGGCCCTCAAGGCCCGCAAGGTGCTCAGTCAACAGTCCAAGGTCCGCAAGGCCCTCAAGGCCCACAAGGTCCACAAGGACCCGGAGTTCCAATCGGAGGAACTACAGGTCAATTCCTTGTGAAGAATAGCGGGACTAACTATGACACTACTTGGTTAGCAACGCCTCTGCCTATCGCTAATGGTGGAACCAACTCCACAGCCACACCTGTTGCTGGTGGCATTGATTACGGTACTGGCACAACTCATGCGTTTACTGCTGCTGGAACGGCAGGTCAAATCCTGCAATCCAACGGTACTTCAGCACCCACTTGGGTCGGTGGAACATGGACTACTACGACTTCTACAACTACTGCGTCCACCACAAACCCAAGTTTAGGCTCTGGCGGTTTCTTCACCAACACAGTCAGATATGTGCGAGTGGGCAAAACTGTTATAGTGAACGGGTTTTTAATTGCAGGCAATACAGGTGTCAGCGCCGGTTCAGGAACTTATTTCTTCTCATTGCCTATAACTTCCGCTGTCAGCACTTTTGGTTCGCCACTTGGAACAGTTTATTGCACATCTATGCCCGGCTTTATGGGATTTGCACGAATAAATACCGCAACTACTTTCGCGGTCTATGCCTCTGATTCTGCTTATAATCTTTGGACTGCAGCAAATGGCGCTTTTGTTAATGGTATGCAGATGGAATTCACCCTGCAATACGAGGGAACTTAATCTTGAGTTTTAACCCATTTTGATCTAAAATGGTTGTGTTGGAGGAAAAATGACTACTATTGTTAATGATGTTTCTGATGTAGGTATTTATAATATTGTGGCTGATCAAGGAACAACTTTTATCCGCCAAATTGCTTACAAGAATACTGCCGGGGAGGCTGTGAATCTTGGAGTTGGAGCTTCTGCTCATATGATGGTTAGGAAGTCTTATCCAGCTACTTTGAAAAATGCGGCATATAGAGATGAGCCTGTTGTTTGGATTAGTTCAAACTCACTTCAATATATTGGATCTACGGAAGCCATGACTGTTACTGCTGCAACTGGAATTATTGACATTTCTATTCCCTCCGGCCTTCTTGGTAATGCTCCTGCTGGAATTTATGATTATGATCTTGAAGTTCGTCTTGGATCTAGTCCAGGAGTTGGATCTGTTGGAAATATTATCAAAATTATTCGTGGCCTTTTTGAAATTCGCCAGCAGATGACTTATTTTAGTGGAGAGTATTATTACTAATGACTGAGGTTAATCAGACCACAAACGAAATTACTGTGAGTGGTGTTGATACTACAGTTAGCGTTACTCCTACTGCTGCTGGCCCGAATGTTACTGTTAATCGGGGGATTCAGGCAATTACTGTCAGCCCTTCTGCTATTGCTTCTGAAGCTTCTGTTGGTGTTGTCGGTCCTCAAGGTCCGCAAGGGCCTATTGGGCTGGGTTCTGCTACTATCTCTGTAGGGACCACTACGACTGGATCTCCCGGCTCTTCCGCTACTGTCACTAATATCGGAACTTCTACTGCCGCTATTTTAGATTTTACTATTCCTCAGGGCGCTCAGGGTTTTCAAGGCCCCCAAGGTCCTCAGGGCGATCAAGGCCCGCAGGGTGCTCCATCATTCGTAGAAGGTCCTGTAGGAGCGCAAGGTCCTCAAGGCGCTACTGGCTCTCAGGGCTCGCAAGGCCCGCAGGGTGCTCAGGGCCCAGCTGGAATTGCTGGGGATCAAGGTGCTCAAGGTGCTCAAGGCCCTCAAGGCGCTACTGGCTCACAAGGTCCGCAAGGTCCGCAAGGTTTTCAGGGATATATGGGCCCGCCCGGTGCTCAAGGTCCTCAAGGGCCTCAGGGCTCACAGGGCGCCCAAGGCTCATCTGGTTCTCAAGGCCCGCAAGGCCCGCAAGGTGCTGATTCATTTATCCCCGGCCCTCAGGGCTCGCAAGGGCCTCAAGGACCTGTTGGCGTCCAAGGTTATCAGGGAGAAATAGGTCCTATTGGTCCTCAAGGTTATCAAGGAGATCAAGGAGCGCAAGGAGCGCAAGGAGCGCAAGGAGCGCAGGGTTCAATTGGAGCTCAAGGTGTCCAAGGTCCTCAAGGACCAGAAGGATCTCAGGGATTTCAAGGTGGTCCGGGTCCTCAAGGTGATCAGGGGCCTCAAGGCCCGCAATCTACTGTTGAAGGCCCTCAAGGTCCGCAAGGTCCTCAAGGTGATCAGGGGCCTCAAGGCCCTCAGTCTACTGTTCAAGGACCTCAAGGCCCGCAAGGCCCGCAAGGCCCGCAAGGCCCGCAAGGACCTCAAGGCAGTCAAGGCTCACAAGGTCCTCAAGGTGCGGGGGTTCCAGTTGGTGGCACTACTGGTCAGTTCCTTGTAAAGAATAGCGGAACAAATTACGACACTACTTGGCTTGCTACCCCACTGCCCATTGCTAATGGCGGTACAAATAACGCCTCTCTTGCTGTGACTAATGGCGGAGTTATCTATGCTAATGGGACTGGGTTAGTCAATACAGGAGTGGGGACAAGTGGGCAAGTATTACAATCTGCTGGTGCAGCTGCGCCCATTTGGGCTACTTATGCCCGCGGATTTATCGCTCAAGACACGTCTACTGCTGGCTCTACCTATTTCTCAAGCACAACTTCTTATGTCGATACTAATTTATCGATTACTGCAACTGTAGTTTCGGGCAGAAAATATAAATGGACTATACAAGGTCATGTTTACACGGACGGAGCGCCAGATATTATCAGGATTGCTTTACGGACAAGCGCATCAGCTCTTCTGACTGCTGTAGATACTCTTGTTAATTCTGCTGGAGTTGCGGAATGTTTTTCTTTGGTTTATTACGAAACAGCGGGTTCAACTTCACTTTCAAGGAAAATATCAGTTGCTCGCGCAGTGGGGTCTGGGACAAACGTCTACTTTTTTGCAGACGCAACTCGTACTGCAACTATGACAATTGAAGATGTTGGAATTTAGTGTAAATTGACTTTATGTAGTATCTGATATACAATTACAAGATTGGAGGCATGACGATGCACTCAGCAGATTTAAATTTTACTTTCCCGTTTCAAAAAATTAATCAAGAGCAAAGAGTTGTTACTGGTATTGCTACAGCGAACAATGTCGATTTAGCGGATGATATTGTCAATTTTGATGCTTCAGTTGAAGCTTTTTCTAATTGGATTGGCAATATCCGAGAGATGCACTCTCCCATCGCTGTCGGCAAGCTCGTTGACTGGAAGCCTGTTCCAGTTTATCACAACGGGGATATGTACGAAGGTATCGAAGTTTCTGTATACATTTCGAAGGGTGCCGAGGATACTTGGCAGAAGATTCTTGATGGAACACTTAGAGGCTTCTCTATCGGCGGTATGGTTCAGAAGAGAGAGAAGAAGTTTGTTGAAAAGATTGGCCGTTATGTCCAAGAAATTATTCAATATTCTCTTGGCGAATTGAGCGTTGTGGATAACCCATGCAATCCCGCTGGTATGTTTGCCATGATTAAGAGTGTTGATGGCAAGCTTGAGTATGTTGCGGAAAATCTCCAAGATGTTTTTTACTGTGAAGATGATAAATATGCTGTAACTGGCGGGGACAGTGTTTGTCCTGCTTGTTCTGAGGAAATGGTTATTATTGGAAAGGTTGAAACTTTCGATAATATTCTTGTAAATAAGCTTATTCATTCATATGAAGATGTAATGAGCAAGGCCCTTTCTGATATCAACACAGTTCCCACTGACGCTATGGCTGCAGAGGCTCGTCGTGGTCTTGAGTGGAGAAAAGAATTTAATCGTGGCGGGACACCTGTTGGTGTTGCTAGAGCTAGAGATATTATGAATAAAGATACTCTTAGTATCTCAACTGTTCGCAGAATGCATTCATTCTTCTCCCGCCATGAGGTTGATAAGCAAGGCAAGGGCTTCACTCCGGGAGATGGTTATCCTAGCGCCGGACGCATTGCTTGGGCTTTGTGGGGTGGCGATCCCGGTCAGACTTGGGCGCGCGCCATTACAAATAGAATTAAGGCTATGGAAAAGGGCGTTGGAACTGATGTCGATGG